CCACGGCGCCGTCAAGCGTATCTTCGCTTTTTTTCTGCAGGGCTAAAAGTGCCTGCAGTGCCGCGGTGGCGTTTTTCAAGATCTCTTTTTCATCCATGTTTTTTACCTCAGCTTTGGTTTTTGGAATAGGTTTTGAATCATAAACCAGCACATCTTTGCCCGCGCGGCCCTCTTCAACCAACGCAATGTGATTGGCGCGGATATTACGCATAATAAAATCGTAAGGCTTGCCGTCAAAAGTGCCTTTTTTAAATTCAGGCTTGTATTGATAGGCCAGTGATAGCTCACGCATAAAGCCATTATTGATTACGCTCTTAGCCTTATCATCATAAATGGTCATAGAGTTAAACAGATAAGGGCGTTTCCACTCTGCATCGGTGCCGGCGGCCCCTACACGGGTTTCTTTTGCCGGAGCGTCCGCAAAATCAGGGTGGTGGCGGAACTGTACGGGGATCCCGTTAAGGCTTTCCACGGTTTCCGGTTTGCTCAGTTCCTCCGCAGATCTGTACCCGTAATAGGTTTTATCGGCCTGGAGGCCCGCGGCCTCCCAGCCTGGGATCTCGCGGCCGTAATATGGGGCAACCTGTTCTTTTGTGAAAGGCGAATATTTGATGTGCATAAAACCGTTAGAGTCGATAGATCTAACACTTTTAGCGTCAAATGCCATTGTATCAACGATCATTTTTTCTTTTTTCTCCCGGTTTTCTTCGGTTTAAGTGTTTGCGGCGTAAATTCTTTTTCAATCCGCGCCATGTCAAAATCTAACTGCATCTGTACGCCGTGCGGGGTCGCCTTTTTATGTCTTGTATAAGTGCGTTTTTTCTTAACGGTCCGCCTTCTCGGCTTTGTTTCAAATTCCAGCTCCAGCTGGCCTTTTTTCTCCGGCGCCTCTGTGATGTATGTCCGCATCGCCTTAAGCGGCGGCGGCGTCACATTCGCGATCAGTTCCGGCATCTTTGCCCGGTAAATGCACCGGCAAAATGGCAACTCACCGCATTGGATGTTTTTCTCAACCTCCGGATCGTATATTCCGGTCCGCAGGTCATAAGCCTGGCCGTTTAATTTAATATGGGCCTCGCGGCTTGTATACTGTCCGGGTACGTGGATCCAAACAGCCTCAGTTATTCCCAGGGCTAAATCGTTGCCGCGCTGGATAGCCTGATTGAGCTTGATCGACTGGTCAAGGGCTACACGCTTAGCCCGTGCCGGATCAAAACCCTCAACGCTCCGCAGCAGTCTTTCAATGTCCGTGATAGTCACGCCGGCATTAAGGCTCTCAGCCATGATATCCTGGATCTTCTGCAGCTCGCGCGCGCCTATTTTGCTTATAAGCTCAGTCTGGTCACGGATAAATCCGGGGATCATTCCGCGGACCTCAGGCGCAACATACTGACCCCAGTCTGTGGGTTCGGTCCAGTGTTCTGCAATAAAGCCTTCGCTCATTCCGGCCGTTTTCAAGGCGTCCTTTTGTGCGGTGGTCGTGTCGCGTACGGTCGCATTGGTGAACCAGTCCGCAGCCGCCTTTATGCCGTTTTGCGCCTTAACCATAAGCGCCGCGGCGGTATCTGCGGCCTTTTTTGTAAAACCTTTGATCCAGTCACCGATCCCGGCATCCTGTGCAAGCTCTACACGGCCGGCATAATTACTAGATCTCAAGTTATATAATATAACTAAAATCAATGCCTGGTTCACGCGATTTATTGATTGCGTGATCAAGTTCGCATATTTGCGTGAATTTCCTTGATTCGGCTCTACTGCTCTGCGGTAACGGCGGCGGGATTTTGAAAAAATACTAGGCCTGCGGCGCGTCTGACTCATGCTCAACCATCCAGTTTGCTATCACGTTTTGATCGATCTCCGGCTCTGCGGCGGTTTTCGGTGCAGGTTCACCGAGCATCCACAAAGACTTAATCGCCGGATCCTCCGCAAGGTCCTCCGCTGTTCCCACCTCTGCGCCGGCGTTCGGCTGCGGTAAATCGTCAGGAATAAAACCGAGTTTTGTCTTTTTATCTTCCTTAACGGCTTTGCGGACTTCCTCCGCGCTCAAAACGTTGGTCTGTAGTAAGCTATTTAGCATGCTAACACGGGCGGCGGCGGTCTGTACGTCCGCCTGATCATCATCGGCACCCAGGGCGTTAAATTCAAATGATATTGACTGATCGATCGTTCCGGTTGTTGTTAACTGGATAATATCTAAAATCTTCTGAATGCCGTCGCGTAAGAGTTCCTGTTTACTCATAACGTGATCGTAGTAGTTCCGGATATCGCTCTCACCGGTGGCGTTAAAACCGGACGGGCTTATGCCTAACAGCTTAACCGCCGGAGTGCGGTTAATCGCCGCGATAAATTCAAGCTGCTGGCGTACAATGTCAGTCACGCCGGAGATCGTCAATGTGATGTTTTTGATGTCCTCCGCGTTGCGGTCGCATACAACAACCGAGTCATTATTGCGGTATCTGCTCAGTGCCAGCATCTTTGCATCCATCTGCTGCACGCCGTCGGATGAGGTCAAAAGGTCCTCGGTATTGGTTTGGTATACGAGCAGATTTAATTTTTCAAGAATGCCGGCGACGCTCGTGCGGGCGCGGTTCCAGTGCAGCACATAATCCCATAAGATTTGCGCCTGTGGAATACCCAGGAAATTATACGCCGGCCTTAACAGTGTAGGCGGCAGGTTGTCACGCAGAATAATAAGGCGGCTGTGATGTACGCGGTGGCCCAGAATAAGCCAGTAGTCCGGATCGCTCATATAGTTTTCTTTGAGCGGATCGGATGCATTGTAAATACCGGGAGCGGCAACAACCGGATCAATCAGCACAAATTTAACTTTTGTACCCTGTTTGATCTCATCGCTTTTATCGCTTATCTGCAGCGGCAGTGACGGATCATCCGTTCCCGTGTCAATGTAGATAAAGGCGCCGCCCATATATCCCTGGGTAGCATAGGCGCGGTTATAGAGCCTCCGGATGTTCAGCCCGTCCATTTTTTCAGCCAGGGTATCGAGCAATTCATTGTCGGTTTCATCGCCTCCGGTAATCGTTATCCATTCCCTGGTAATATCATCCGCAACTGTTTGGATCGCAGTGCGGATCATACCATTTTGGGCTATCTGCTGCAGTGCGCCGTAACCGATAAAAGACTGTGAAGGGTATTGGCCTAAATCGGCGCTGTGCTGCATCAGGCTTTCAAATATTTGAGTAAAGCCAAACTCAAATGCAGAGTCCTGCGCCAGCTTTTCGGAATTAAGCCGCTCGGCCTCGGCGGGGTCTTTGCTGTCATATGCCATAGTGCGCGGCAGCGCAAAAAACTTTTTAACATCTTCCAGGGTCTTGATCGGTCCGACATTGCCGGGCTCAAACGGAGTACGCAGGGCCGCCGCAAGGTCCTCAGTGAAAATCTTTTTATCTTTAGCCATTTTTACCTCCTCACGCGTAAAGCGGCCATGTTATCGGCGGATATGCGGCCGCCGGTTTGTAAATCGGATAAAGCCTGGGTCATTGAGTCAACCTGGTCATCGTGAACGCCGGCCGGAAAACTTAACAGCTCAGCGGTGAAATCCTGCACCCACGGGCAGATCTCCGGTGACGGGATATAAACATTGTGAGCCTCCCACAGTGTTGCGATCGCGCTTGCGCGGGCCTCTTTGCTCTCAGTAGGATTGATCGGGATCAGTCCGGTGACCTGCTTTTTCAGTGTAGATATTATCGCCGCGCCGTTCGCTTTCTCTTCAACAAGTTTTCTAATTACGCCGTTATGTTTGCGAGCAAAGTCACAAAACCGCTGCAGAGTCTCCACAAAGTCCCAGCGGCCGCGAACCTGGTCGATAAGGTAAAAAGATCCCTGATAACGTCCCCAACAAGATCCTACCACATAATCGCTTGTTTTTGAGTCTTTGAAAGTCATATCCCAGGACAGAACCTTTTTATCAAAAAACGGCGGCAGTTCTTTGTAATATTGGATCCATGCTTTTTTGAAGGTTCCGCCGCCCTCAGGTACCGGGTGCTGCTGGTACATCGCGGCCCATAATTCAGATCCGATTTGTGCCTTGATCGCCGTAAGTGCTGCCAGATTATACCGCTCAGGGTGTAGGGCCTCGCCTTCCTTGCGGTATTTCTCATCATGCTCCGCGATCGCCGGATAATTGATAACGTGATACTGGTCGCCGCCGTGTGCCGCTTTCTCCAGGAGGTGGCCCACTAAATCGTCAGTATGCCAACGTGTGCACATAACGATCACGCCGCCGCCCGGTGCCAGTCGCGTGTAAGCGGTGGAGGCGTACCAGTCATGTACGCGGCTGCGCATAGTGGCGCTGTAGGCCTCTGCCTTGTCTTTGTGCGGGTCGTCGATAATCAGGATGTCAGCGCCCATACCTGTGATGCCGCCGCCCACACCCGCGCTGCGGTATGACCCGCGATAATGCACGATCTCGAATTTGTCGGTTGTTTTCTTATATGCGCCCGTGTCGCCGGTCTTTGCCGCGGCCTCCTTACTCGCCAGGAACACAAAGGGGAACAGTTCACGGAAACGCGGACCGTCAATAATCCTTTGTACATCCGTGTTCATGGCTCCGGCTAAATCGCTCGAGTATGAACTTGCGATTATGTGGCTTTCGGGGTAATTCCCCAGGAACCACGCCGGAAAATCACGGCTCACCAGCTGACTTTTACCGGAGCGCGGCGGCGCTGTTATGATTAGTCGCGGCGACTTTTTAGCAATTACGTCAAGCGCGAATTGTTTTAACGCTCTGCAGATCTCACGGTGAAACCATCCCATGATATAATCGTCATGGTTGTAGAGAACAAAACTGCTCAGGTTCTCCCGTGCTCTGCGCTTTGCCAGCTCTTCCAGGGCCTCGCGCCGTGTTACTTCACTCATCATCCGCCCCGATATTTATCACGTCAATGAGCTTGTTATCTTCCATAGACTCGACCGGACGCTCAACCTTTGCCGTGAGTGTAACGTTTTGCGTTTTCTGCCATCCGTAAACGACCTCGACCAAAAGCTCAATCAGGCGGTTAGAGCGGCCGGTCTGAATACTCGTATCCAACATCTTATCCAGCAGCTGAACCATACGCGATGCATACCGGTTCATCAACTTGGCATTAGGCATACCTGGGGTGATAAATAACAGCTTTGCATCCTCGGTCAACTCTTCCGGCTTTTCAGCCTTTGCCGGAGGGGGCATAGTGTTTGCCGGTGGCATAGCAGCCGCC